TGGCTCAACCCAACAACTCAGCGGCGCGGTTCAACCAACCGATGCGACTAACAAGGCGATCACCTGGACTACTTCGGCGCCATCCATCGCCACTGTCAGTTCAACCGGCCTGGTGACAGCAGTTGCCGAGGGCACCGCGACTATTACGGCTACCACTGCTGACGGTAATTTCGCCGACACCTGTGCAGTTACCGTTACTGCCGCGCCGTAATCACTACAAAGGGCGGCGTGCTGCCCTTGATACTGGTTATGGAGAACGATATGACACCTTTGAAAGAAATTGGCGAGTGCCTGATTGGTACTGGAGACAGTGAATACTTCTTCCGCCCATCATTCCGTAACATGACTCGGATCGGCGAACCAGAACATATCGTCCGCACCTTCTATGCGCTGTTCAATGAGGATGTGGCAAAGATGCTTGAAGCGGCGCGCGAAATTCACAGTGCGATACCAGAGCATCAGCGCAGATTTTACGCCCACTATTTCGGTGACGTTTCGCTGCCACGCTGGGCACTTGATGCAGCAGGCTCTGCCGCGTTTGTGCGTGATGCATTACTCTCGGCTATTAACGTCATTCAGTCCTGCTGTGACGAGGACGTTTCTGAACTGACAGGATGGCATGAGCCATCACGCACTGGACGGCGAACGTTTGTATGGCGCCGTGGCGCGCTGCCGCCGGAGAACCTTATTCTGATAGCTCAGTCGCTGATCATGCATGGCGTTATCGGACGGGCGAAGGTTCGTAAGTTGCAAAAGCACGAAAGCAAGGAAACGACACCGGAGTTCCATGCAACTGAATACATCATGGCGGCGCGAAACCATTTTGGGATCAGCAGGGAAGAGGCTGAAAACCTTACCATGACCGAATTCGCCATGATGCTTAACGCCAAATACCCTGACCAGAAAGGCTTCACCAGGGAAGAGTACGACGCGGTTATGGACGATGATGAACGTCGTTGGCAGGAAATGATGAAACGCGAAAATTAAAAAAAAGCTATATAGCCATTTTTAGTAGGGGGGATTTGGAGTAGTTCTATGATCGTTTTCATCTCTATCTGGTAGCATCCTTTCGAACTAATAGGAGATGTGAAAATGAAAAAAGTCTTTATCCTTGGATTGGGTTTATTATCTTTCTATGTCAGTGCCTCTGAATTTTCTGAGCAGGATTTAATCGAGTTAGGAAAAAAAGAAATCCGGACTGAAATCTCATTGCCAACATCTTTTTCACAGGAAAAATTTATTCCTGATACTCGTGACAATCCATCTTCTCGAAGTGGAAATGTTTGCCTTAAAGTCTCTGGAAGAAAGAATGACGGAACTGCAATGGATCTAGCTGTCTACGGAGTGCACATAGCCACAAAAGGTGAACAAGCTACTTTTGGTGAAATTTTTAAATTTATTGGCGAATCTGAAATGCAAAGTTCAGAAGCCAAAGAATCTTGCAAATTTTAAATTCGCCATGATGTTATAATACCTCAACATCATTGGATTTCATTAATGAACCCGCTACGGCGGGTTTTTTTATGCCCGGAGAAAAGTGATGTCTGAAAAAGCAGGCGAGATTTATTACGACATCGAGGCCGATGTTTCTGGCTTGCTCAAGGCGCAGGGAAAGGCTAATAAGTCGCTCGACTCCATCGGCAACTCGGCGACCAATGCAGCCAAAAAGATGGGTGAGTTGCAGACGAATATCAACCGCGTCGCAGGGGCTATTGCCGCATCACTTGTTGTTGACTGGGGTAAGGCGTTTCTCGTTGCTGCTGACAACATGAGCCAGCTCAACGCGCGTATAGAGAGGCTTACTGGTAGCGCAGCGACAGCCTCTCAGACAATGCAGAGCCTGATGCGTATCAGTTCGGCAACTGGCGGTTCTCTTCAGGACACTGCGAAGCTGTGGGAAACTCTCAGCACGGCGTTGCGCGATACCGGCGCGACGAACGGCCAGATCATTCAGCTCACCGAAACACTTCAGAAAATCGGGCGTATTGGTGGATCCTCATCCGAGGAAATGGCGAATGCGCTCCGTCAGTTCGGCCAGTCCATATCCTCGGGCACTATCCGTGCTGAGGAGTTCAACTCCATCCTTGAGCAAATGCCAGAACTGGCGCGGCAGATCGCCGCCGGGATGGGTGTAAGCATTGGAGAACTTCGCCAGCTGATGCTGGACGGGAAACTGACGGCAGAAGAAGCCCTCAACGCTATTCAGAAGCAAACCGGATCAGTCAACGCTGAGTTCGAGAAACTCCCGCGTACGCTTTCACAGGCTAATACCGCGCTGACAAACTCATTCCTGTCGATGATCGATTCAGTTAACCAGGCAACAGGTGCGAGTAACGGCCTGGTGGCAGTTATCGATTCAATGACAGCTGCGCTCGACAGACTGGTTGGTAAGGCAATCTCAGCGGATGCGCAGATTTCAGATCTGAACAGCACGGCAGAAATGTTTACCCGCCGGGCCCGGACCTGGTCATGGCTGGGGCTTGATGGTTGGGAGGCACAAAACAAAGCGCTGGCTGGGCTGAGCAATAAAGCCGCGATTCTGGTTGGCGACCTGGCGGCTGTAACCAAAGAATCACAGGCCGCCGCCAACACCAAGCCGATCGAGATAAAAACCACGGCAACGACCACCGGGAGCAAGTCGAAAGGTGGAGCGTCAGCCGCTAAGAAAGAAGCGGATCAATACGCTAAAGCGCAGGAAACCGTTAACCAAAAACTGGATGAGTTGCGGCAGAAGGCCGAGCTGTCAGCGGGGAGTGTTGGCGAGTTATCGCGAGCGCAGGCCGTGCTTAATGCACAGCAGTCTCTCGGTAATACCGCCACGCAGGAGCAAATCATGCTGGCCGGTCAACTGGCAGGTAAAGCCTGGGACAATGCCAACGCATTGCGTGAGCAGGCCAAGGCTGAACGGGAGCGCACAGAGACTGCCAATAAGTTCAGCACAATCCAGGGGAAAACCAGCAAAACAGCCGGCCTGGATAGCCAGTACCAGAAAGACATTGCTGACATCCAGCTTTACGCCCAACTTTACCCGCAGAAGATCGGGGAGGCTGAGGCAGCGCGTGCCGCTATCGAGCAGCAGTATCGTGATCAGCGTAACGCTGCAATGTGGGAAGAATGGGCGCAACAGAACGCGGCCACTCAGGCAGCGGCAGCGGCTTTCGACTCTCTTGGTTCGGTGGCCAGCAATGCGCTGACTGGCATTGTCACCGGAAGTATGTCGGCCAGCGATGCGATGCGCAGTATCGGTATGACCGTGCTGAACAGCGTTGTTAACTCGTTCGTTCAGATGGGCATTGAGTGGGTTAAGTCGGCCATTATGGGCCAGACGGCCACTACCGCGGCGGTTGCAGCATCCACCACGGCGCAGGCAGCAGGCATCGCAACCACGACAGCTACTTCGACGGCAGCGGCAGCGGCTACTACGGCGGCATGGACTCCTGCGGCCATCATGTCCTCCGTGGCTTCATTCGGTGGCGCTGTTGCTATTGGTCTTGGCGCGATGGCTGGCATCCTGGCATTGTCTGGCAAGCGCAAGAATGGCGGCCCGGTGAGTGCAGGCGGAATGTATCAGGTCGGCGAAGGGGGCATGCCTGAGATTTACCAGGCCAGCACCGGTAAGCAGTACATGATTCCTGGTGATAACGGTCGGTTGATCAGCAATAAGGACATTACTGCCGGGGGAGGTGGAGGGGTGGTAATCAACATCCAGAACTACACGTCATCCTCTGTCGATGCGCAGGCCGGTACGGATGCTAATGGTGGCGTGACTGTGGATGTGATCGTCGCTGACCTGAATAACGGTGGGCCCATCAGTAACGCCATTACCAGCAACATGAACGTTAAACGAACGCCGAGGGGGCAGGGCTGATGCCAATTATCGACTATCCCGACTGGCTGCCGCTGGCTCAGAAGGCCAGCAAAAACATGACTCTCGATACCGGGTTCCAGACCGATCAGCCAGCGGTCGGCCCGGCAATCTTCGAGAATCAAACCGACGACCTGAAAGTGACCTGGTCACTGACGTGGATCTTCACTCTGGCGCAGGAACGCGCTTTCCAGCAGTGGCTACGCAGCCCGAACTATCTCAACCGGGGCCTGAACTGGTTCCGGATGAATATCAATCTTGGCGGCAGTGGCCTGCAATTGCAGGAGCTTCACTTCACGCAGATGCCAGTGCAAACCAGTATCGACGGCGGGGTGGTAACCTGGACGGGAACCGTAATTGCCAACCATCTGTATAACGCCGACGATGAGTTCGACGACATCATTGTTGAGCTGCCGCCGCCGTGGGATTCGTGGCTGGATATCGTGGTTACGGGTTATCCGGATGGGCGCGATCCGGAAAGTCTTCCGAGGGTTCCCAGATCGGAAGAGCGTCGTGTA